CCCCAAAGGGCCCTCCCGGTGCTTGTGCACTGGCCATGATGACAAGTCATGGTCTGCCCCTAGATCCTATCCGGGATCTAGGTCTCCCTCCCACGAGGAACTCTCATGGCAGACGGTTACATAACCCAGGACCGGCCCGCGCCGAGGAAGATAATATCTTCCAAGACATGGGACGGGTTCGGCTACACTAGTGTAGCCGATTGTCTGCGGTTATGGAACCCCCGTCAAGTCACCACTAGTTATCGAACTAGTGGACCTCTCGGCGTGTCTAGCACTGATTCTCTCGAGGATATCGTTGATCAGTCTGCTGACTTCAAGAGCAAGTTTCACGCTCTTAAAAGTCAACAGCGCAACGATACCTCAGGTGCAGACACGGGCCATGACTTTAATACTCTGAAACAGAGTATTTCAGTCGGGTCTTCTGCCGCACACCTCGAAGGTGTCGACGGAGGACGCAAGTGGCGATACGACGGCCCAGTGATACCGGACTTGGGATTTACTTTCCCAGGTACCTTTTATCACGGGAGCTTGTTTGGTGGCGCGCCGGACGTAAACGTAAATGTTTACGGCCCAACTGCCATCAAACTTACAGCACCGACGAATCCGATCGAGGCTCTCGCTGTTGGTCTTGCCGAGTTAAAGTCTGAGGGCTTTCCGCCCTCAACTAACTTGGACCACTGGAAGAAGATGACGGCTTCCGCCCGCACTGCGGGTGAAAACCATCTCGAGATCCAGTTTGGTTGGTTGCCACTCATGAGTGACATCCAGAAGACCTTCTACGCAATCAAGAATGCCTCACGGCTTCTTGACCAGTTCCAGCGAGACTCCGGCGGTACTATCCGCCGGAGGATGACATTTCCTACCACAGTCACAGAGACAACCTATGACGACATGTACACGACCGCTTGGGCCGAGAACGTGTCGCCATCTGGTTTTGCGTCAATGTGGCAGGGTAGGTCGACGGGCGGGGTTCTCACTGAGCACTTACGGACGCAAAATACCGTAAGTTTCTCAGGTGCGTTCACCTACTTCTTGCAGAGGGATAATTCAACCCTCAACAAGCTGAAGGGATACGAGCAGAAGATTAATCATCTGCTCGGCACTCGGGTTACACCCGAGACGCTTTGGAATCTCGCGCCTTGGAGTTGGCTGTCTGACTGGAAGCTGAACATTGGAGATAACATCTCCAACGCCGTTCGCCTTTCTGAAGATGGTCTCGTCTTGAAGTATGGGTACTTGATGAGTGAAACTATCACTGATCACACCCTGCTTCTCCGCGGTCCCGTACCTTCATCGGGCGGTTCTTGCGGCCCTATCTCGATCACCTTCACTACGGTGAGGAAGGAACGAGTTAGGGCGACGCCTTATGGGTTCGCCATCAATCCGAACAGTTTCAATGTTCGGCAGTGGGGAATCCTTGGGGCCCTTGGTTTGACCAAGGCTCCCAACAAGTTGTGGTGAGCTAGGGAGCTCAGCCACAACGCGCCTGATACGGCGGCCGTCCGGCCGCCGTACCATCTCTGCAAGGACGACGCTTTATGTTCACCGACCCACAGTCAGTTACGATCGCGCCAGCTGGTGCTGCTTCTCTTCCGAGAACCAGCAGTGGTGTTCGAAGCGGAGAGTTTTCTTCCGCCGACGGCACCATCCAGCTGTCTGTTGCGCATGCCAATGGCAAGCGCATCAGGCGTACAGCGCGTATCGTGCACAAGAAGAATGCTCCCGACCCCCTGTTCCCTTCTCAGAACGTCCCGTACAGCATGACTTTCTATGTTGTTGCGGACGTTCCGAGCACTGGGTACACGGTCGCGGAGCAGAA